TAGCGAGAGCAAAACATAATAAGCCGCTATAAATTACTATTGCAATACTATATAAACTAAAGCATTATAGAGCTACAAGGAGTTTAATGCCTAAATCTAAGAAAATCACCACGAAGAACGCACAATTAGATAAAACTATGAAGCGTTTTAACGATTCTTGGAGTTATGCTAAGGACTCATGGCACTACCGTTGGGAACGGGACTGGAAGCTCTACAACAACCAACGTGTTCAACAAGCGTACGAAGGTATCACCAACACTTTTGTACCTATGGTATTCTCTACCGTAGAAACTATGGTCGCTGCCTTAGGCAACTCACGACCGAGGTTTGACTGGACACCACTTGACCCAATGAAACAACAAGGCACGGAAGCCCTTAACTCTCTGCTTGATGATTTTTGGGAAGCTGACCGTTGGGATGTAAAGATTACTGAAGCACTCCGCCAGAACTTAATGGTAGGAACTGCTGCTATGTTTTTCTATTGGGATATTGACCGCCCACGAATGATTCACTTCTCGGTACGTGATGCAATCGTTGACCCTACTGCCACTTCACCTGAAGACCTTGGCTATGCAGGACGCCGTTACCTTACAACACTCGAAGACCTAAAGTCTTACGAGATTGTTGATACTAACCCAGAGTCTAAAACATACGGTGAGATGATTCCACGCTTTAACCTTCCGACTCGCTCTGAACTAGGTAGTATGAAGACGGATGACACTGACCAAGACATCAAGAACATGTTCATGGGTTCTACTATGCCGGATGCATCCGACCACCAAGTCGAGTGTATTGAAATCTGGGATTACGAGAAGGTTGTTACCGTACTTAACCGTAAATTTGTCATTGAAGAGATTGATAACCCGTATAAGGAACAGGCCGAAGCTCGGGGTGACAAGAACCCTAAGGGCTTGCTACCGTTTGTCTTCCTGCGTAACTACACCGATGTCTCAATGTTCTATGCGAAGAGTGAAGTTGAACCAATTGCCTCACTTCAAGAGCGTTTGAACGACATGGACAACCAAGAAGGTGACTATATCATTAAACAGCTCGCTCCTCAGCGATGGCTTGACCCCGTTAATGAAGACTGGCTTGACCTGATTAACAATGACCCTGATACTATCTACCCGTTCAAAGAGAACACCATGGGGTACTATTCACCACCAATCCTTCCGGCTAACTCGTTTAACGAGCGCATGAACATTAAGAATGAGATGCGTGAAGCAACCGCTATCGACCAAGTAGCGAAGGGTGCAGCAAACGTTAAGAACACTACTGCTACAGAAGTAAATGCGCAACTTAATCAAGCCTCTCAACGTATTGAGATTAAAGCTCGTATGCTTGAAAAAGACGGCTTCTTCTACATGGGACAATTACTGTTCCGTATGATTCAGCTCTACATTACTGAACCTCAGGTTGTATCAGCTGAAGGTATGGAAGCCTTGGAAGACACTGAGTTTACAATGCCAAGCGGTGACATCCTGAACCTTCCGAAGAACACCCAAGTGTTTGACCCGGCTGACTATACTGGTGACTGGGTTCCTACAGTATCGCTTGAGATTGATTCTGAGAACAAGAAAGCTAACTCGAAAAAAGAGAACCTTCAAGCTTACCAGATTCTTATTCAAGACCCAACTAACAACTTAGATGAAATTAAGAAGATTCTATTGCCTAAAATATTCGACCTCTCACAAGAAGACATCGACGCTATCATCACCCCAGCACAAGCCCCTGCCGTTGACCCTAATATGTTACCTACTGACGGCATTCCTCAAGACCCAGCGATGGCAGGACAGGCAGCTGCGGCTCCTCCGCTACCTCAGCTGCCACCTACGGGAGTACCTGTCTAATGGCTGATTCTCTTGCACTTGCTCACGAAGCAGTAACCTTTGCGAATAGCCAGTTTGGTAAGCACTACCTTGCACGTTTAGAGCGTATTAGAGACGACTATCGTAAGAAAGCTGAAGATGTACGCGCTACTGAGTCTGAAAGCCGTGCATTCTCATTAAAGGCAAGCGCTTACGATGATGAGCTAGGCTATTTCCGTACTGCTAATGAGATTGTGTCTAATCCCGGTATTGTTAAACAATTAACAGCGAAGCTACGCAAGAAGGGAGACAGTTCGGTTTAAGAGTTGCTATCGGGGTATGGAGATGCAGTTAATAACTATCACCCGTCCAAAGTGATTATCACCATGCCTCGTTAGCACCCCTTAAAAGGTGCAGCAAACAATTAAAGGAGCAATTATGAATCCAGAAGAATCTACAACCGTAGTAGATGAACCTGTTATTGATACTGGCGTCGAAGAGACACAACCAGTAGAACAGGTCATTGAAGAGGCAGAAACAACTGAACAAGCAACCACCGAGTCAACCGAAGAAGAGCCTGAAATTTCAGACACCTCAACTGAAGAAGACCTTAGTGAATGGGCAAGCAAGAAAGGCATCGACCTAACAACGCCAGAGGGACAGGCTAAAGCCTTGAAATCTATGCGTGAATCAGAGAAAGCTTTTCATGCCAAAGCTCAACAAGCCAGTGAGTTAGAAAAAAGCCTGACCGCGCCACAAGTCGACTCGTCTGCAACTGAAGCACAACAAGCACTCGCTATTGCCTCACAGTTACAGAATGAAAAGATTATCCGTGAGTGGAAAGACTCTAACAATGTTACCGCTGAAGAAGACCAAGCTATGGGAGAGTATGCGAAAGCTAACCCTCGTGCAGCCGAGCTTCTAATGAATGGACAACTGACTCTTGATGAGTTTCGTGCAATTGCTGTTCCAGCACAACGGATAGATAAAGAAGCTCTCCGTAAAGAAGGTGGTCAAGAAGCCCTTGAAACGCTTGCAAATAAACAACGTGCTACGGCAGTTAAAGGAAGTGCAAGCAGTGCTCAAAGCTCAACAGCCCTTACAAAGGACAACGTAGAGCAATGGTATAGCACCCTTGGACCTGAGGGACGTAAGAACCCCGCTAACCAAGCGACACTTGAACGTATACTAGCTTCGTAGCCAATTAATTTGGAGTTACACACATGCCACTAGGAACTAATAACCAGACGGTTACTACCACAACTCAATTTGCACCATCAGTATGGGCAAATGATGTTATGGACATCTTGAAAAGCAACCTAATCTTGGTAGACCGCGTACGCCACTTCGATGCTGAAGTAGCAAGCTACGGTAAATCAGTTGTTGTACCATTCGTACAATTAGCTGTTGCCAACGATAAGGTAGCCAACACACAGGTTACATTGAACGGTCAAACTGCTACATCTGTGAGCATCTTGATTAACAAGCACAAAGAAAGCTCATACCTTATCGAAGACATCGCTGCGATTCAATCAAAAGCAAATCTTCGTTCTGAGTTTACTAAAGCAGCTGCTTACGCTATCGCTGAAGCAATTGACACTGACATCTACACTGAATTAATCGCAGGTTCAACTAACACAGCAGTTGGTACTTACGGTACACCTCTAGTAGACGCAGTTATCCTTGCCGCTAAGGTTGCTCTTGATAAGGCTAAAGCTCCAAGTACTGACCGTACATTGGCCCTCGGTCCAACGCAAAACGGTCAAATGCTCGCTATCGACAAATATGTTCGTTACGATGCACTTGGAACCGGTGAAGCTATTGTTAACGGTAAGACTGGTACAATCTACGGCTTCGACGTCGTTATGAGCCAGAACTTCCCATCAGTTAACGGTACACCTGTACAAGAAAAGGGTGTTGCCTTCCACAAGGATGCTCTCGGTATTGCACTACAAGAAAAACCACGTACTCAAGCTCAATACAAGCAAGAATATTTGGGCTGGTTGCTCACAGTAGACACAGTTTACGGTGTTCTAACCCTTCGTCCTACATTCTCAGTAGTTGTTCGTTCATAGTAACAACAGTAGAGAGACAATTAACCGCCCTAGAAATGGGGCGGTTTTTGTGTTAAAATGTAAGCAACTAAACGGACGGGAATACTTATGGACAATGAAAAAATATTAAACAAAGCTATAAAAATAGCAAAGAGAAATGGCTGGAAACCCAGTACATATTTATCAAATTATGAACACTTCTCTTATCACGATACTGAATATGGCGCTCCAGCAGGTTGGTTTGATTATGAAGATTCATTAGAGCTTAATACAGTTATCTTCAACCACGACTTCGCTAAAGCATTATGGGGTGAAGAACTTGAATATGTGTATATCAACCGTGGAGGAGGCAAGCCATTAGAAGAAAGTCTGCCTCGATATAAGTTTCACCTTCAACAAATGGTAATATCAAACGACCCTATTAAATACCTAGGAGAGAACATGCCAGTCGGCTTAAAGGCATATGAAGATATGTCACAAGGCGAGCAAGAGGCAACGGATATTTATAATAGAACATAACCTGCTATAATAGCACTACCATATTGGACAAATCTAAGGAGAACACATGTCACAACCACTATCACAGCTCACAGAAACACCAGAACAAGCTAAACTTAACTATGTTAAGACTCAAATTAGCGAGATGAATGCAATTATTCGCCGTAATGAAGTTGACATTTATATTAACAAGGACATTGAATGGCTGCCTTACGAGCAAGAAGGTGTTGATACTCAAGTTAAGACACTTGAAAAAGAAAACGAAAAGCTTCACAAGGCTGTATCCTCACTCGAAAAGCTCAAAACTGAATTAGAGAAGTAACATGTGCCACGAAAGCGTTATCGACTTCGGTAAGGAACTAATCGCTAATCACGAGAAGGACTTCAAGAACAAGACAATGCTGGAAATAGGTTCATATAACGTTAACGGTACACTTCAGGATGACTTCCGGCCTATTGCGAAAACCTACGAAGGCGTAGACATTGAAGATGGCCCAGGCGTAGATACAGTCATTAAAGAGTCTGCAAAGCTCTCAGACGTGCTTAAAACAGCTCAGGTAGTCATTTGTACCGAGATGCTAGAACACGCTAAGGATTGGCGAGAAGCAGTCCACGCTATAAAGAACTTAGCTACGGAAGGTATCATCGTGACGACTCGCTCACCTGGGTTCCCGTACCATGCTTACCCAGAAGATTACTGGCGCTATACGTTTGAAGACTTTCAACACATTTTTAGCGATATGGATATTGTTGAACTACAGCGAGATACGTATTATGCTGGGGTATTTCTCTACGCTCGTAAACCTAAAAACTTCAATGAATTAGACTTAACTAACATAGAAGTATTTGCACAACCTAAAGAAACTGTAAATTAAATTACATTTAAATGATGTTTAGTGCTATAGAATAGTATTAGACGGGAATAAAGGAGTCTATATGGCTAACAAGAAAACCAACGAACAAGTAAAAGTTAACGGTGCTAAAACCGAAAAGCACGTTGAACACGAGAAAAACGGTGTACCACAACTAGAAACTGTTGAACCGACAGATAACTCACAATCAGAGCGTAAAGAAGTAAGCGCAGATGCGCCTGTGACTAACCCTGAAAGTGGCGACAACACACCTAAAGATTTCAAAGTAGCTGACAATGAAGGCAAAACACCTGAAGCACAGCAAAAAGAAACTCAAGACGGCTTGATGGAACAACTTAACCGTACTAACGACGCTAAATAATGCGTATTGGTATCTTGCTTCCTAGTAGGGGTTTGATATTCAGTGAAACAATCGAAGAGGTGCTGCGTGAAGTGGCACCCTTTGATTTCCATATCTTCTTCGCCCATGCGCGTCCTATTCCAGAAGCTTTCAATGAGCCAATGGAAAAGATACTGAAAGGTTCTTTTGATTATATATGGATTGTCGAAGAGGATATGGTACTACCTAAGGGCATCTTACAGGAACTACTTAACCTTGGTAAACCAATCGCAACAATGGACTACCCGGCAGTAGAGGGAGTAATGTGTGTTAAGCGGGATAATGAAGGCAACGTTGAATACACTGGTACGGGGTGCCTTTTAATAGAACGAGGCGTCTTAGAGCTGGTTGATAAGCCAGTATTTAGCACTGAACATATCTGGGATACCTCTGGTAAGTACTTAGGAAAGCGTGATCCGAGAGAGCCCATTTATGGCCAACATGACATCTATTTTTTTATGCAGATGAAGAAGCTTGGCATCCCTATTGGCGTTACAGAAACAATTGGACATCAGCGTAAGATTGTAGAGTATGGCCAAAAAGAAGTTAATGATGGTTTTCATAAAATAAAAGTGATATAGTTAAGCTAACGGACGGGTTACGGAGTCTTCGTGGCATACAACACATCTACACTTATTGATTCAGTAGTTGAACAATCAAAAGACGACAGCTTCTCTCGTAGCCTGATACTGGAGTATATCCAACGTACCCAGGATGAAGTATTAGGACGTGCTCGCTTCAAG